CATAGTGGTACTGATATATATTTAACACCATCATGCCATTGTTTGATTTCTTTACCAACAATGGAGTTAGCGATGTCTTTCATTGTTCTAAATATAGGCTTACTGTCTTTGAAGCAAAAGACAACATAAAAATCACATTGATGTGAAAATAAATTATCAAAGTTACTGTACTCTACGAAGTCATGTAGCTTTAGATTGTTGCTACCTTTCACTTGGCACCAGGCTAGGTCATCATCTATCTCAACAAGATAGTCGGGCAATGACCTAATGGTTGGGTGTACTTTCCAAAAGTTTGCTACTGGATTTAGGTGAGAATCAAAGCCAACTCTATGATACTTAATACCTTTTGTCTCGCAATAATTCTCAAACAAGACTTCACCTGAGTCAGTGCAATCTTGGCGCTCAATGTATGTGTGTTTACCTGTTGTCATAAATTATATTTCGTTACCCCAAGAGTCCCAACCCTCAAACCTCTCTCTAGCAAATAGTTCTATCATAGGAGAGTGAGCCATATCTTTGATAAGTTCCCTAGCTTCTTTGGGTTTACGACTATGCTTAGTTTTCTCTGCCCATAAAACAGAGCGAACATTTCTTTTGATTGGTTTTAAGTTTCCCTTTACCCCAAACAAACAAAGCTCGTGTTGTCCTCTAAAATAATAACCAAGCCCAAATCTTTCTTTGACCCATACAAAGTTGGTAACATATCTAAACCCCCATGCTTCCATAACTTCTATTCCATCTTTGAGAAAGTTATTAGTTACCCACATAAACAACCAACAGTTATCATCAGCTATTGTAGATACGGGTAGTTCGCATATGTCTTTGGTCTTCATTAAGCTATAGTGTTTATCAGCACCTCGCTTAATCTTGCCGCCACCTACCTCTAGCCAAGGTGGGTCAGCATAAATAGTTTTGTATTTTTTGTTTGGAAACTCCATTAGAAGAACCTCCCTTGCTTGTAATAAAATTTGAAGTAATCTCGCACACCTCTCTCGCCCTCTCTGTTCTTTGCGATGAGATAGTTGATGTGCATGTATGGCCCAAACTTATCAGTACACTTAGCTAGTTCAGGGTCATTCTCTTTGCAGTTCATTATCAATACAATGTCGGCATCGTTCTCGATAGAACCACTATCCTTCAAATGATATAGGTCGGGCTTGTCAGATCGTGCGCCTTCACGATTCAGTTGTGACAGTAGTATTATAGCTACATTATTTTCTAGTGCTATCTGTTTTATCTTTTGAGATATCATAGCAATACCATCAGCCTTACCCATTCTGTTACTGTCAAATGGTATGAGTTGTAAATAATCTATGACCACTAGCTTTATACCTTTCTCTCTCTTGTATCTCCTAACATCAGATGCAATGGATGCTACATTCTTGACACTATGTACAGTGTGTAGAGGTATTGACTTCAGTTTGTCTATAGAATCATTGACCTTATCCCGGTCTGCTTGGCTCGCTACACCCTCTTCTATTCGTGCTAAGTCCACTTTGGATAAAGACCCTATCATTCTCTTTGAAATCTGTTTCTGAGGCATCTCAAGGCTGAATATGAGGGTAGGAAAGTTGTCTTTTGATGCACATCTGAGTGCTATATTCAAACTCAGTGCAGATTTACCGACACTAGTAGGTGCGGCAATAGTAAATACACACCCTAATTCTAACTTAATCTTGTTATCAAGGTGGGTTAGATGTGTCTTAATATATTCGTGCTTGTACAAACCACTTGCCATTTGTTCGTACTCTTCCTTGATTGCTTCCAATGAGTTCTCAATATGTGATGAATCTTCATTGGTTGGCTTGAATCTATCAAGCTCCTTGTTTACATCATCAATGATTGTATCAGAACTTTCATTGGACTCAACCCTTTCAATCCCCTTCATGTACTCAAGCCTCAGTGTTCTGAGCTTTGATTGTTCAAGAACAATAAGTATATGTTCTTTAAATGAGATACTTGTAGTTTGGGTGGTGCTTAAATTCAATACAGTTGCGAACAACTCATCGTTGCTTTTTGTTTTATCTCCAACTGTAACAAAGTCTATTGGTGTATTTGAATCAGTTAATGATTCCATCGCAGTCCAAATCTCTTGGTGTTCTTCAATGTAGAAATCTGCGGCAGATAAAAATTTACTAGCTAAATCAAATGGATTGTCTTCTGTGTGATTGATACACCTTGCGAGTACAGACTCTTCAGCATATCTGTTATGGGGTATTTCCATCTAGTTGTTTTAAGTTTTCTTTTAGTGTGTTTAATATTTGACCTAGACTTTTTATAAGGACTCGATTCGCTTCAGGTTGGCTTCTTAATGTTAGTTCTTGTTGTGTGTTTATTGCTACTTCGAGGGCTTCCTTAAATTGTGTCATGGTTTGTTCTTTCATTTAGTGTTAAAAAAAAGCTAGGCTCGCTCACCTAAAACGAGCCTAGCTAATGTAGATAATGGTTAAAATGTATGCTTTTCGATCTGCTTGTCTCTTTCAAGCATCCCTAAAGCAAGAAGGGAATAACCCATAAGGTCAAGAAATATATCTTCAACTTGGTCATTTCCTTCCGTAACTTTTAGTTTACCATCTTTTGCAAATGTCATCGCTCTTTGGAACTTGTCTTGCATCCTAATGCACAGACCAGTAAGAGGTTGCACACCGAAGTCTTCTGACCTATCAAAGTTGGCGAAAGGATTTGTAGCGCTCTCGCCTGTTGTATAGTCATTGTTCTTCTGAGCAGTAACATCGAGTAGTTTGTTTACTACTTGTTGACGGAACTCATCATACCATTCCTTATCATAGTAAGCAATGTCATCTTGGTTCGTCACATTGGAGCGGCAAGGTTGCATTAGAATGGGTCTTCCTCTGTTCTATTCTGTTGCTCTTCCTTGGCAGTGACAGACAAAGATAGGAACTTCATCCCGGTCTTCGCAGTCTTCTTCCAACCTTTAATCCAAAACTCTTTACCATCTACATTGATGTTACCTCTGTAGTCGGGGTGAGTTTCTTTTTGCTTCTTATCATTGGGGAATAATGCCCCACCATTAGTATTATCGTATTCTTTTTCCATAGTTATTTAATATTATTGTTAATAAAATCTTCTATCTCTGACTTTCTAAAACGAAAACATCTTTTGGATAGCTGATATGTAGGAAACTTTCTTGCTTTCACATAGTTTCTCAAAGAGTTCATGTTGACTCCTAGTATTTCACAAGCCTCTTTGGGCTTGATAAGTGGTTCACATGCTCTTGCTAAATCCATTCGTCTTCCTCTGTTTCGTCAGGAGATTTCTTAGTCGATGGCTTCTCATCAAACTTGTGAGTAGCATCAGCATCCTTGTTATCGTCACAAAGAAAGAGTGCATTACAAGCATACTTGCGAGCATAACTTGAGGCAGCACCGAATGTCATCGAGATATCCATACCTTTTTTCTTTGGGTCAATACCAGCTTGGGCTTTAGATGCACCGATAAGTTTATTAGTATCAGTACAATAGAGTGCGGCAGTAGCCTCACAGAATAAAACACCACCTAGTTCGCTTACCTCATCAGATATTATAAGTGTGCAGTTATATTGTTTTAGTAAAGGTTTCAATGCATTACATTGATCCTCGTGGTTTCGGTAGTAGTAATTACCGAACTTGTTGAATTGAGTTTTGGGAGCATTCAACTCGCTCTGTATTTGTAGTAGTTTTTGTTTCATAAAATAATTTAAGTAATGTGCGATATGCTTTTACTCTTTCCTTTAAATTTTTACAAGTATTAATTTCATCTTTGCTTAAAAAAGATAGAGACTGTATCATATTTTCTTGTTCTTGTTTGTTCTTACCTTTGAACTTAGCTATCAATTGGTTGAGGCCAACAGGATGTAGGTATCCACTTTTTGGTTTCTCTAAATATTCTGCTATGCGCCTAAGCACATTAGGTAATTCTTTTGGGTCACCACTACAGAAAGAATAATACTTTCGTTCAATGACACCAATAAGATTATTAGCATTGCCATCAATCACACCACGGATTTCTCCATGGCGATGATCGTGGTCAACACAAGGGTTGTCTAATTCTCTAAGGAGAATTGGGCAGACTCTTGGCATGTGTTCATCTCTGAACTTTTTGATTTTGTTTGCGGGTATATACATTCCGTAGATAAGATACGAAGCCTCGCACCTTTTTTTGTAGTACAATAGCCTTGTTGAGTAGGTTTGCTAGTACACAAGAAACTAATCGCTTGCTTCTCGTCCCTCGCCCATTTAATAGCCTTGCCCACATATTCTTTGGGCATGTCGGCATGTTTGTATTTGATTTCATATTTATTCAATTATTCTTTTTGATAGTGTTACAAATGCTTTTGCGGCAGTGTTAGGTACTACTCCGTTTCCAAGTAGCCTGAGTCTGTCCACCCTATTGGTAAACCCATCATCTGTTCCACCCAACTTGGATTCAGATACCCCTTTTGTAATGACTCGTGGGGCTTCCCATTTATACTGTTGTTCGTTGGGTCTGCTTGGAGATTTGGTGACCATCCATTTACTTGTTTGCCAAGGGTCATGTCCCTCCCCGTTTTGTCGTTCGGTGAGTCTTTGAAGTCTCTCGCTGTTGGTGTTGCCCAACTGTGCATGCTCTCCACTGCATCCTTGAGTTTGACACTCCACTTCTCGCCCTTCTTGTTCTCTCTGTAAAAGCTCTTGCTCCCTAGCTTCGCTTCCACTGTTCCTCCCTCCCCATCGCTCAATCGTGGAGTTGGATATACCAAGGAAGAAGACTCGCTTTCGCTGATGCGGCAAGCCAACTTCACTCGCTGAGAATATTCCGACCTCTGTTCTGTAACCCATTTCTTCCAATGTTCTTCCGACATATTTGACCACTGGTTCTCCTTCGTGGGTTCTTGCTCTGAGGATTCCTTCCACATTTTCGAGGAAAACAATTCTAGGTTTACACAATCTGATTCCTTCTGCGATGTGTGGGAACAAGTGTCTTGGGTCGTCAACACCTCTTTGATGGCCTGCAACACTGAATGGTTGGCATGGGAATCCTCCACTGATGATGTCCACTTTTCCACGAAAGCACTCGAATGGGAAGGTTCGCAAGTCAGTCCATATAGGTGCTTGATGTAGCTCCCCCTTTTCCATCTTGTCTGCCAAGTTGTATATTGCGAAGGTTTCGATCTCCACATGAGCGATTTCTCGCACATTTGGAAGAACTTTTCTAAGTCCGATTCCGATTCCTTCATAGCCACTACAGAGTGAGATGTGTGTAATTTTTTGGGTATTATTATCATGATTCATATTTGTTTTAGTTTGGTTTAAGTTACATGTTTAGTAGCCAATAGAGTTTCGAGATGTGCTTTACTATTTGTATCGCTTTCAACTGTTCACTCTCTGACCATAACTTGTGATGATGTACCTTCTTGTTGATGTCAATACAAATTGATACACATTTAGGTAAATAATCTAAACCTTTTCTTCTTAGCATTTCACATTCGATAGCCATCTGCCACAAGTCTTTGTCATAAAACTGCTTTGACTTTCTGCACTTGAAGTCACAAATAAAAATCTCATTGGTCTCCTTATCTTTGAGTATAACATCAATAGTGCCGCAAGTCTTTATTGTTCCGTCAGCAATAGGTACTTCTGTGCCTACAACATAATGGTCTTGTTCAATAACCCAATCCAGGAATGGTTGGGCATACTCATCATACTCACTATCAAGCACTTGTCCACCGAACTTGTGTTGGTTCAATAGCTTCTCAGCACTTGCATGTACTGCAGTACCAAACTCAGCACTGGTCACTCGCTCTCCACTTGGGCTTTCCACGAACCCATAACACAACTGTTCTAGATCTTGGTATTCTAGATCTTGGTACTCCTCCATTCGTGCAAACTCAACCAACTTTTTGGGCTTCCAAATTCGGTCAAGGAATGGGTGTTTAATAGTTTGTCCGATAATAGTTGTTATACTGGGAAAAACATGAGCGCCAACTTTCTTGGCTTGTGCTGATGTCTTGATGTCCTCAATTAATTGAGGTTGTTTTTTGTTTTTACAGTCATAAAAATGTGCCATAGGACTTTCTATGACACATTGAAAAGGGGTTGTCAACTGTCTTAATTATCGAACAACATGTAGTAGTAACTGATAATCAAGAACAAGATAACAAGTAAGATAAATATGTTCTGTTTGTTCACATCAGCAAAAGGGTTGAATGTCATTTGTGTAATCTTCAACACCATACTTGAAGTTGTTATTGTCAACCATATCTTGTGCCTCCATTATTGTCCTTGCTTTTATCACATAGGTTTCGACCACCACGAACTCAGTTAGTACAACTTCTTGTTCGCCATCGCCATCACAAGATTCACAAGCAATATAGTTGGGGAAAGGTGTAGAGTCCCAAGACCCTTCACCTCCACAATCCTCACAGTCTTCTTTGATTATATGCTTACTCATACTATCTCCTCACTTTCTTCTACAAATAGGAAGCCACCATCGTTGCCTTCCTCGTCTTGTGATACTGCAATTCTGATTTGTTGTTGACCCCTCTGTAAGATAAAGGTTGGGAACTCACGATACCCAAACTCGTCCTCCTCTGTGTCCATCTCATACTTTACAATCTGAAAGCCTACAAGCTGACCATAGTAATTATCAAAGAATGCTTTATTGCTCATTTTTTGCTATCTCCCTCACTTGGTTCATAATGTATTCCCTAGCATCGTTCCAACCTTCGTTGTAGCCTCGCTCATAGCCTCTCTCGACTCCTTGTTTGTGATACCATTCTTTAGCTTGGTCAAAACCTTCTTGGTAAGGACTCTTATCATATGTAAGATATAGAGCTATGTTCTTAGCTTCAGCTAGTCTTATACCACCATCTGCACCACCATTGTAAGCCTTAGCTCCAACGATTGGATTGCGACCCTTCAGTCTAATTCTGTGGGCTGATTCGGTGTCTTTCATATAGTACTTTAGTTTCGCAATGAAGGCTCTACCCTCATCGGTGTTTGGCACTTTGCATAAGTGATTATATTTCTTTTGTTTCATATTATTTTAGTTATTTTTATTATAGATTGAACTCATTTCTTGTGCAGTAAAACTGCCTAACAGAGCAAGATAATACATTTCTTGTTCATCAAAGATGCTCCAAAAATTAATGATTTCTTCCTCGTCCATTTCTCTTAGCTCTTCTTTGCGAGCTTTGGTTAATGTAATTCTCATATTGTTTTAGGTGTGTACTTAATTGATTTTGCCCAAGGGCAAAGGTTCTTATGATTAAGAACTTCATTAGGTATACCGATATTGAATCTTGGTGTCAACAAAAAAAAGCCCCCACTTTCGTGAGGGCTTTGCTTGGTTTAGTCTTGTCTCAGTAAGTCCTCAAGGACTTCGTCAACAACCTCTGATATATGTATAGGGTCACTCATAAATTCTCCTTCAGCCAAAAGTTTGCCCCCTTTAATTGGTAGGTCAAATCTTCGGTCTTATCTTGGTATTTTTTCAGTAATGGCTCGTAAGTATCAATGAGTCTATCTTGCCTCAGTATAATGTTGTGTGCCTCCTCCAACAAGCTTCGAGTGGTGCTAATGTCATCGAGGTCAAACCTCTTGGAAATTACTTCCCAAGAGGATTGATGTAAGGCTTCTTTAGGTGTGATTAGATTACTCATTATCTTCTCCTTTCAGTTTAGCTAATTCTTTAGTTAGTTCGTTAATATCTTGTCTAAGGTCTTCAACTTCTGACTTTAGCTCTTGGAATGCATTAGTCTCTTCAATCTCTTCTGAGAACCAAT